TTGGACTGCCCCGGCTCGTGATGAGTCGGGGTATTTGTTTAAATACAATTTCCCAATTGGATTACACAATCAACTGAAAAGAATAGAATTTTGCGTATCTTTGCCCTGTGATTTTGGAGTAGAAGCCAATCTCGTAATAAAAGTTTGGGAGGGGTGTCGTAATGCACGATACCCCTCATTTTTTGTAATACGTAATAATGTGACAACAAATATTTTTAGAAATAGGCAAATCCCTTTGAACAAATCTATTGGTATCTTGTTCAATAAAATGTGAAGTAGATTGTCAAAAACGAAACTAATCTGAACCGTTCCAGCTTGTGATAAGTAGGGACGGTTTTATTTTGATAATATTTCTGTTAAAAGATAACCCATGAATTATATGTTCCTTTATCTTTGCACACTATTAACATCAATTTATGTATCATGGCTGAAAAAGAATCTTATTCCGAAGAGGAATTGAATGAAATGATCGTATGGTTCAATAACCATGCTGATGAACTTCCAAAAGAAATGCAGATTAACAAAGCGGCTTTTACCCCGGATTTGAAACTTACTGTTGAAAGTTGTATCATGCAGGCTAAGCAATGTCTGGGCAACTATAAGATGGCCGGGGCTTTCCGGATGCTCCAACAAATCAGAGAGAACCTTGAAAAGGCGGCCCAATAAGCTGCCTTCCCTACCCTTTTATAATCTCTCATCCCTATTGCTTACTTGAATTTTCCCATTTTGTTTTTTGTAAAGTCATATAAAATACCCATCTTTGCATTGCGTTACATTTTGAAGTAGTCGAGGCGTGTTGTCTCGCATTTAAGCAACAGACGATACTATTGCCTGTTGCTTCTTCATATACGGTTCTGACCCCCGTGTGGAATATTAATGTATCCACTGTTTCGACTACGGAATGTAACGCAACGGGAAAGCGGAACCGTTTTCTTTTTCTGCTGCTAACGCAATTCTCATATGTCAAAATTCCCCCCCCAACCACTTATCAGCTATCCAAAAAGTTTATAGGCTATGGACACTATGAACTTACAATTTCTTCCTCTGAGGGCACAAAAACGATTGTCACAGGGAGTATGGACTTGATAGAACGGCTAAACTCAGAGATAGACAAAGAAAAAGAGGAAGCGACTGCCGAAGCAATCGCTCTAGTTCTTAAATCCTCACTTTAGATTATCTAAAATCTTTCTTATGGCTTCATCAGCATGTTTTCTCATAATTCTGACATAATTAAAGATCGGTCTGTTGGATTTCATGCTTTGGCCTATACAATACTCCAAAGTTTCCAATGGTATGCCCAGTTCAAAACCATGTTGGACAAAGGATTTACGAGCTGAATAATATACGACATGCGATTCTATCTCCAGCCTCTCCCCTAGCCTTATAATTTCTTTTGTTACATAGTTACGAAAATTAGGATAAGAGTATTTATAACCAAAATCAAGCTTTCCATTACGCCCCATCCATCTTTTGATAATCGGTTTTGCTTCCTCAGGAATAGTGAAGCTGATCTTCATATCACCTTTCTTTGTGTTTTTTGATTTTTCACGTACATATTCCATAATTTTCGCATCTTTGAAATTGTATTGCATCAAGTCCATCAGATTGATACCTCCTAGATAATACGAAAGCATGAACACATCCCTGGCAACACGCTGAGACTTCTCTTTTATCTCCGCATCCCTTATCTTCTTTACGTCAGCTACCGAGATATCACGCTCTTTAGGCATTCCTGCCGGTCTTTCATAATATTCAAAAGGATGCGTGTCATATGATACTTTTTTATCCCTTATTGCTTGATTGATTATTGCCTTCAAATGTGCCATGTGCATACCACAAGTAACAGGAGCCAGCCTTCGGACATTCTTTAGATAAATGTCAAAGTCCTTTATGGTCCGGGGAGTAATTCCATCAAGCATTATATCATATTTGACAAACTCAATGAAGTAATCACTCGCCCTTTGATATAAGGAAGCAGTGGTCCTTCTCCCCTCTTTAATCAAATTCTGCATATAGTCAGCCGAAGCAACACTATAAGAGATAGCTCCCTGCTTTACCGAGGACAAGTATTCGACAAGTTGGGTACAAGTATAGGATGATGTGTTTATTTTATCCAAGGCATCCTGATATGAATTAAGTATTCCACGTAATTTAGCATTGACATGTGCAGCATCAGGAACACCTACCACCTGCCCTCCCTTAAAATTAGCAGTATTATCTATTTCAAATCGGGTAACGATGTATCTTGTTTCCTGTTTATGACCAATTGCTATACGAATTCTGTGTTTGCCGTTTTTCAGCACCTTGGCCGGAACAACGGCAGCTTTAAGAGTTGTCATAATTGTTCTGGATTCGTTTTAGACAAGTTCTTTTTGCCAAAAGTGGCACAAACTGTCTTTTTTTTATCCAAAAACGAAAACTGGAGAAGCTTAAGAAAGCACAAACCCCTCTGAAACAGAGAGGTTTGTAAAGTGGAGCATGCGAGACTCGAACTCGCCACCTTTAGACTGCCAGTCTAACGCTCTAGCCAGATGAGCTAATACCCCGAGAATTAATAACGATGCAAAGATACATAGAAAATCAATAATACAAAGCTTTTGGGAAAGTTTTTTTTCATGTGAACAAAATTTTTATTTGTCACTTTTGCGCCAAAGAGTTACTTTTGCGTGAAATTGTTTCAACATAGTTTCAACATACATACACGATTATGGCAACATTCAAATATGAAATATTTAAAGATAGGAAAAGAATAGATGGCACTTACAACGTTAAGATAAGAGTCACACACAATAGGAAGCTTAAAAGGATTCCCACTTCCATATATGTTACGAAAGAAGATATAACCAAGGGGTTTAAAATCAAAAATCAGTCCATCTTAGATGAATTAAATAACATCATATCCATATATAGGAGCAAGTGCAACCTGTTGTCATTGCTCATAAACGATATGGATATAACAGAACTTGTGGAGCATATAACCAAAACTGATGAATCATCTCTAAAAATAGACTTCATTTCCTACGCCCGCAAATGGATAGATGAGAACAGAGAGAAGCATGGAATCAATGTGTATTCCTGCATGGTAAACTCTTTAACAAAATTCCTGGGACGGGAGAAATTGGATTTTAAGGAGATAAATTACAAATTCTTGAAATCGTATGAAGAACATCTCGGTCAAAGACGTGCACTCTCTTTATATATGGGAGCAATCAGGCATTTGCATAACGAAGCTAAAAAAGAATATAATGATGAAGAAGCAGGGGACATAAAGATACCATGGTCTCCATTTACCAAGTATTCTATACCTAATATAATATGTACCCGCGAAAGAGCTTTGGACGCAGATACTATCAGAGCCATATACAACCTGCCATATATACTCACTAAAGATAAAAAGGAGAAGGATTGCAGATTTAATTTTGCAAAGGATATGTTTATATTATCCTTTTGCTTGATGGGTATGAACTCGGCAGATTTGTTTCTTTGTGACACTATAAGCGAAAGCAAGGGAACGCTTACAATCACATACAACAGGGCAAAAACTGCAACAAGAAGGACTGATAAAGCAAAAATAAGCGTTAACATTCATCCCTTCATATTGCCCATATACGAAAAGTATAAGGACGTATCCGAAGAAAGAGTTTTTAGGTTATATAAAAAGTATTCCACTTATGGCAGACTCAATGTTGCCATAAATGTAGGTTTGAAACAGATAGGGAAAGTTCTTGGCATTGAAGATTTGGAATTTTACGCAGCCCGGCATTCTTTCGCTTCCATCGCACGAAACGATTTAAAAGTGGACAAAGGTACAGTAGGAGAAGCACTAAATCATGTAGATAAAGAGAACAGAATGACAGATCTATACATAAAAAAAGATTTTTCCGTAATTAATGATGTTAACAGTAGGGTTATTGATTATGTTTTTAACCCCGATATAATGAAAGGGTAAATGTAAGGCAGCTTATTGGACCGCCTTTTCAAGGTTCTCTCTGATTTGTTGGAGCATTCGGAAAGCCCCGGCCATCTTATAGTTGCCCAGACATTGCTTAGCCTGCATGATACAACTTTCAACAGTAAGTTTCAAATCCGGAGTGAAAGCCGCTTTGTTAATCTGCATTTCTTTGGGAAGTTCATCAGCATGGTTATTGAACCATACGATCATTTCATTCAATTCCTCTTCGGAATAAGATTCTTTTTTTTCAGCCATAATACATAAGTTAATGTTAGTTCCGGCAAAGATAACAAAAATAGCCCCGACTCATCACGAGCTGGGGCAGTCCAATTTATAAATTTAAAGTCTTATGATGAAGATTGTCTGTTGTGCCAATGCTTTACTATCAGCATAACGACAATCAAAACGGTTACACAAACACAGGCAAAACCGATTTGTTCAGGCAGCGTGGATTCTTTTTTCTCTTTTATGGTTTCTGACCGGTTTTCTTCACGGGTATTGGAAGTGGTTTCCTTGTCAGCTTTCACTTCCGTACTGTCTTTGATTGCAGTTTCCTTCCTTTTATTCTTGCTGAAATCACCTTCCACATGACCGTCTGCCAATAACGGAGGTTTCCCGGTCGGGCTATCGGGCGGTTTTCGGGTATCATAGATACAGAAATCAATTACATAGCTGCCATTAGTGGTAATGAGTTCGCTCAAAGACGTACTTGATCCGTATACGATGTTGACAGATTCACGTGTACTATCTTTCTGTATAATCTTAGTGTCTGACTTGACAGCCTTATGCGAGCTACCACAGGCAAGCAGCAGGAACAGACACATGAAGGGAGCCAGCAATATATGCCGGCTTACCCAGTTCATAACTCTAACCAACATAGTCTACAACTTAAGAACTTGTTTCCTGTTATCCCCGTCAGCCCGATAACTGACGTGCACCCAAGCGAAGTTAGACTCGTCAATCAACTGGTCATAGGGTAGGTTCTTTCGGATATACTCAAACAACAGCTTGTTTTGCTGTCTGTCTCCAGTGTCAATATCAGCAGCTTCCCCCTTCATGTGCTGCGAGGTCTTGCTTCCCTTGACGGCCGCATTAAGTTCCGGACAGCGATAGCCACTGTTTACTGTTATAGGCTTTCCCCACCATGTGCGTAACGGGTCCAGTACGTTGTCCACCAAGGCAGTCAGAGCAGTCACATGCTCCTGTCTGCATCTGTTATTGATACCCAAGCGGTCAGCAGTCGTTGACTTGCAGAGTTCCGCAATCGTAAAAAACTTCATTTCTTATCCTCCTTTTTATTTTCGTTGTCAAATAGTATCTGAGCCATGATCTTGGCAATATCATCCTTGTTCTCGATGATCACACTCATTGTCTTTTCTGCTTTGCGCAACTCCGCTTTCTCCCATGATTTTTCACGAACTGATTTAAACTCACAGAAAATGCAGTAACCCGTCCAAATCATTGAAAAAACAGGAAAGGGGATAACCACACAGCATAACAGATCAATGAAGCACAACTCTATAAATGGAGTGAAATACTTCTTCGCCTTGATGGCTGTTTTCTTATACCCCGTGGATGTTCTTGCCTCCCCGCGTTGTTTGGCCTTCATTATTCCTGAGACCAGATCCACGAACATTGCGCCGATAGTGGCTGCGATACACAAGGCTATCAGTACAATGTGTATCATCATGTGCTCGTTGATAAAATTGTAAATTACGTCTTTCATTACTTTGTCTTGATTATAAAATATATTGTTCCAAAGATATGTCTATTTACTTACGTCATTGTTGCAGAATTACTTAAATCCATTGCCACGATATGACAATAAAAAAAGAGCCCGATGACAATATTTATTGCCATCAAGCTCCTGGTTACATTGCAAAGATAGTGAAAACTATTCCATATTCAATCCATATTGAAAAAAATAATCAGGAGCAATATTTCGATTATCCGAAGAAATTAAAGAGTCACAATATTAATAGAAAACAAATAGGATTCATGAAATCTACCGGTTGTCTATAAAACCAGATGTTCTCAAGCCTTTATCGGGAAACATCTTTACTTTTCTTTTTCCCTTTTGAACGTTTTTCAAGTCACGCACAATGGTGCTGGAAAGTACCTCCGAATAAATCTGTGTGGTCTTTACGGAAGTATGTCCGAGCAGTTTCTGCACAGTGGTAATAGCCACTCCCTGATGAATCAGCAGGGTGGCACAGGTATGACGGCTCACATGGTAGGTTATCCGCTTTTTGATACCACATAACCCGGCCAGCTTTCGAAGCTGCTTATTCACTTCCGAGTTACAAGGCAAAGCGGCAAAACTTCCGATATCCGGATAGCGGTCAAGAATGCCCAATGCCCTGCTTTCAAACAGCAGATGTAACGGCAGACGGATTTCCACCCCTGTCTTGACGGATTTGAAGTACAGCCACCGCTTGCCGTTTATCCTAATGAAATTCTCAGGTGTGAGCTGGCAGAAGTCAGAATAGCGCAATCCGGTATAACAGCAGAACAGGAAGGCATCGAGCACATGGCGCATGGATTCCTCTTCCACCTCGACCGTTTCCAGCTTCTTCAGCTCGTCCGGGGTAAGAAACTCATGTCTGCCTTTCTCCTGTTTGATTTTGTACTTTCTGAACGGATAAGCATCCGCGTGCATATATCCCTGGTTGATTGCCTCATTGACCAAGGTACGGAGCTGTCTCATGTGCTTGGCTATCGTATTGACCGCATTGCCCTTTTCTCTCAAGTATTGCTCAAAATCACGAAGGAATGTATAGGTAAGATCCTTGAAGTCCAATCCGGAACGGAAATCATGCAGGACCGCCAGTGTCGAGTGCAGGTTGTCCTTGGTGGACTGCTTCTTGTCCGAATTGTCAATGGCTGATTTGGCGAAAGTGGAGAAGCTGATATTCACGGCACTTTTCTTCTTGACAGCATCCTTCAGTAGTGAGAGTGTGGCAGGTATTCCGCGCTTCCAATACCCCAATTCTATGCCTTGCAGATACAGGATGTATTCATAGAGCATTATGTTGAGTTCGTTAGATTGGGGGTGGTTAATGACTTGTGCCCCCTCACGGCTCCAGCATTCCGGTTTGAGGTAAACATTGGTCTTCAAGTAGATTTTCCTTTGGTTCAAATAGGCTTCAACCTGTACAAGAGCCGTGCCCTGCCTGTTAAGTGTGTTCTGGCGGTTATATACAAGACGGTATCTGATTTTATCCATTTTTCCGCAAAGATGCATCCTCTGTTCCAAGCTGCAAAATTTAGCCAATAAAAAATACACCCCCACTTTCGCAAGTAAAGATGTATAATATCTATAAAAAAATGGTCTGTGAAAAAAAACATTTGTAAAAAAGATGCCATTATTCATCACGAACGATAGCATCTAGACATTTTTATCAGTAAACTCTTTTAGTGATTTAGAATAATGTTTAATTCAATATAGATGCTACAAAGTTATATATAAATTTTGTTTTGCCCAAATTATTATGTAGTTGAAGTACGGTATCAAAAAGGCAGGATTCGCCAATCCTGCCCAATTCCATACACAAATCTTTTTATTAATTAAAATACCTCACGGCATTCAAAAATTAATAAATGAAAAAAACATTATTAATTGTCATAGCAAAGCTATAACAAATATTTAAAAAAGAATCATTATATGAAAAAAAGAACAGAATAAACGATATATAGACCAACAAACATTTAAAATAATATTGTAATACAAAAGTCATTGATACAAATCCTTCTGGGAGAACTGATTGGGAATGCAACATCAAATAAAAGCGGGTTGATGAGTCCTAAACTTTACTGTGCAATCCCAAACTCTTATGTTGTTAATGGCGCAACAGGATTAAAAGGTAAATATGTGAAGATAATTTCAGTGAATGATTGGAACGGATCTATTATTAATGTTAAAGTATCAAATTATGGAAACGGATCATATTTTTATATCATACTATGTTTAGCAACCAACAATATTAGTCGATGGGCTTCAGGAAAACTTATTGCTGGTAATATTAGCGGTTTTTCTTTTTATAGGGTTGATAAATCAATTTACATGTTTATACCTGATTCTATACAGGATCTATATGTAACTTTAGATGCTTCAATGGGTAATGTAAGCTATGGGGAAGAATATGAAAACACTATAGACTTATCAAATCCTATAACTATATCTTGACATAATAGTCTCTCAACTCTCGACCTGGGAGAACTCATGAATAATTTGAAGCTGTTTCCATTTATGGGAATGGCAGATATATCTGAAGGTGGTGATGCTAATGAACTTGAGTCAGGATATTATATCAATGGTAATTTTCGCAAATTAACAAACTCTCCATTCTCTTCTGGATGGGGAGGTATTATTGTATTTAAAATCAATTATTACACTCTACAAATTGCATCAGATATGAATACTAAAATTTTTAAAGTAAGACAGAGATGGTATAATACTTGGGATGATTGGAAAACTGTTTCTTTGACATGATTTTCTTAAAAATCGAGAGCTGGGAGGACTGCTGGAAAATAGATTGGTAAAATATAAGGAAATGAATCTTGGAGCAAATGAGATAATAGATACTGGTGCGAATACAGGATTAATACATTTTAAAATTAATACAACATCTGCATCATGTGTGTTTTTTTGCAATTCAGGATCATCTAATATAATGCTAATAACACAGAATATCGATAATTATTTTACAACCAATAAATCTTCTAATAGTGGGAAAATAGCTATTTATAAAGAGTCTGACAACGGTAACATTTTAATAAAGAATCTAACAGCCATTAACTATGGAACTTTTGTGTTTTATTACATATAAGATCTCAGATAACTACTTCTGGGAGAACTCATCGGGATAAATGATACGTGGATAAGAAGACGGTTTGCAATAAAAGACTGCAACACAGCTATAGCCGGAGCTTATAATGTGGACGATTCCACAACCAATAACTTCCCTACAGGAGCATATAAGTTTGGAACGTTACTTGTGGCAAACTCTGGCTTTTTTGGATCTCAGTATTTTGTTCCTGACAATTTTAATGCAGATCCATACATATATATTCGGTCTATTGGTAACGATGGAACTACTTTCAATAAATGGGCTAAAATTAAAGTAACAATTATAACATAGATATTCTTCATGGAACGACCTGGGAGGACTGATTGGTGTTACAACACCGACAAAAGATGGACTAATGCCCAAAAATCAAGTGTGCAGAAATATTGCTAAAATCAATAATTTGCATTGTCGTTTAAAATGTAATATAAGTTCACCCGGTGAATGGGTTAATGGTTTTCTATATGTAGGTAGCACTAGTGGTTCTGTTTCTACAATAGCTGTTTCTGTGATGATATGGAACGAAACCAAAGTTTTTTGTAAGCTCATTAATGGAGTAAAAGGATATATATCATCGATTTCCTACATACAGGAAACAAACTCAATATCATTATTTGTTGAAATGGCTCAATATGCTAATATCTTATTTGCCCCGATGACCCAACTATACAGTTCCTCTTTAGAAACAGTGGAATCAATTCCAAGTGATGCTATTAATCTTGATTTTTGACATAAAAAAACGGGTGGCACCGGCTTGTACCGGACCACCCGTTTTAATCCATGTCAAAGATACGGTTCGCCAATTACTTCTAGAGCAAATTTAGTCTAGGAAGCCAAACTTAATTTTTTCCACTTACTATCACTATTATCATACTTCACCCTAATAAATGTCGCTCCATTTACTGATATTAGTAAGTACATAACCCGTGATTCGTTTCCAACCGAAAATACGGATAAAATTCCATAGCCATTTATAGGATTGTTAATAGACTCAGGTGTTATTCCATATATTCCTGATACTACTAACGTTTCAACATCTCCTTTAAATATAGGAATTCTACTCCTAAACCACGAATCATTTATCCCTATCAGTCCTCCCAGCTCTGAAAAATCGTTATTTTTTTGTCAAGATATAGAGATTACTTTCAAATAAGACGGAAGTGTTTCAACTGTTTTACTATCTAGATCTATCGATTCTCTTGATTGAATAATAAATTCTGATCCATCTCCGTCTAGACCTATCAAGCCTAACCATAACTCATACATATTTGTTTCTGGATTACTGCCAAGATACAATTTAACATTGTCGTTGTTGCCAAAAAATCTAGTAACAGATATTAGTTCATTTCCTTTCCAGTCTATAGCTATTAATGATCCAAGATTGGATGCAGGAGAAGCGCCAAATATCAATGCGACATAATGATTGTACCAATATTTACTTTCAACTAATTTTGTGTATCCTTTAAAAAAACGTCTTCCCAGTCTTTTTTTATCTTCGACCGACATTAATCCGTTCTTTTCCGCATTAGCAACACCGATCAGTTCTCCCAGAAGTGGATTAATCAAGTGTAGGTGTAATTATTTCACCTGTAACAGTGGAAAAATCAGAAAAGTTTATTGTTGAGAAATTCGGTCTTGTTCTTCTAACTAATGATACCTTATACGAGATAGAAGAATCCTCCGACTTAGGTAACACATACAATTTACCATTTGCATATTTAAAATCGCACCAATGCAGCCCCATATATTTTATTTCTATGTTTTTAGATCCATTAGGTATTGACATCACTCTATAAAATGCAGTCTTAGATCCCGAATAGACATATATTTCTATCAACGAAGAAGAAGTATATAAACCATTAGAATCAGCTTGATAGTCAATAATCAGACCTTTTTCTCTTTCTATATCAGTTACTGCAAATATTTTACTCATTAATCCATTCTTATTAGCCGTAGCTGTACCTATCAGTTCTCCCAGGTCGGTTACGAAGTAAATTTTATGTCAATTATTACTGTGAATTATTATCTTAGGATCTTCCCAAGTTGAAACGTCTGGATAATTCCTTTTTCTAAATATTAATGTTCCGTCTATTGCTATTCCGAAGATGAAAACAGCATCTTCTAATTGTTTTATAACCAATCCTTGAACGACATTACCGTAGAATCCTTCTCCAGCAAAAGCATTGAAATTGGAAACGAAAGGTTGAATTGTTTTTATAGGCATTTCATTTACAAAATCCGTAAATTCACTCCATGAAGAAAACGATTTTGTTCCCTTCGGATTTCCCAAAAGTTCTCCCAGGTCGAGAGTTGAGAGACTATTATGTCAAGATATAGTTATAGGATTTGATAAGTCTATAGTGTTTTCATATTCTTCCCCATAG